AACTACCTTAACCGGTGGCGGTACCATTACCAACAAAGGTAACTGTGCCCAAGATAATAACGTAGTAGTAGTTCGTGTACAATTTAGTAGACCATTAAGTCTTACTGCTAGGTCAAATACTATAACAATGGCACGTTGTTATTATCCATACACCAAAGTAACTTATCGTAGAGATACCATGGGGTCGGGAGCAAGTTTACCCTACTTCCTAATCTCTGGTACTAGCAGGTCAGCGCCATTTATGGTATTAGGTTGGGAAGCGGTGGGCGATACATCAACCTGGAACTTTACACTAGGTGCTAGCGGTGCCATTGCCGAAGGCGACTACGAAATTCAAACTTCGGGCGGCATGGCAGTATATGCCGGTAGATGCCACAATAACAAAGCCCCGCAAAAAAGTAACAGTATCATTATCTCGGTACGCAAATCATAGTAGGCACACACAATGCCTAGTTTGAGTAATCTTAACACTCGCATTGAAGCCAATATATACCTTAGTTCAGATTATGCTAACATAGAGGTAATATCTGGTAGCATACCACCTGGTATGATTCTAGCTAACTCATTGATAACTGGTACGCCAGTGATTGCTAATGTTTTTAGTTTCATAAACGAATATACCTATGATTGGACCATACAGGCTAATCTTGTGTCTAATAATGAAACTGTCACTGAGTCCTTCTCAGTGTGTGTTACAAAAGGCATACCGCTGACCAGAGTGAACATTACCGAACGAGTTAGACTATTAGGCGATCACTATGAAATCCAGTTACTGAACAACAGCGGCCAGGCCGGAACATGGAGGTTAGCTCATGGGCTCTTGCCACCTGGGTCTAGCCTAGATCCTGCAGGTACTATTAGTATAGCTGCTAGCCAAAACCTCAAGCCATTTGCAAGAGATCAATTCGCTGATAATGCAATCTATAATGATCAAACCAATATACAAGATTGGGATAGCTGGTTCGCAGAATTTATAACCACAACACAAACCTTTGACTATACATTTACTATAGAATTGGTTGCTGCGGACAACTTAATCTCAGCTGCACACAGTATCAGAGTAGCGCATTTTACTGTCCCTAGTAATGCCAGCTGGTTTCAAAAATACACAAACCAGCTAGCATATTCAGCTACAGATTTATATTTTCTAGTCTTTGATACTCAGCCCGAATCTATACAATGGCACACACAAGCAAACTTGGGCATTGTAGATAATGGTACTGTGTGTACCTTAAATGTAAAGGCCGAAACAGCTAACCAGGCCAGTGTATTTTATATACTAAAACCATTTGTATACAACAGGTTACCACAGGGCCTATCATTTAACTATGATGGTGAGCTAATAGGAAGAACCAGTTTTAGGTGTCACGTGGACGATGCTGCTAATATCCCCATCAATGACTCTTACGAATTTGTTTGTCGTGCTTTTACTTTAGACCATAGAAGTTATAGCGAGCGTAGATTTAATCTGCAAGTAAACAGAAAATTTCTTCGCCCAATGGACAATATATGGTTATATGCAATGACGGATGTAGCTAATAGAATTAAGTTTTATAAGATCGTAAGCGACGATTCATTATTTCCTATAGAAAGCATATACAGACCTCGTGATGCCAGGTTTGGTGTGACAGAACAAATTAAGATACTTTTTGCTGCTGGCATAGAAGCAAGACACATAACCGATTTTGAAACAGTACTTGCTAAAAACCATTATCAAAAAAATCTAACATTGGCCCAACCCAGACTGGCATATGCGTTAAATCACAACCTTGCTATCGAATACGAGGTAGTATATTTGCCAGTGATTGACAAAATGACTGGTCGAACCAGCCTAGAGACTGCCACGCTAACAGCGCCAATTGAGATTGATCTACGTGACAGTATAAAAAATTACTATGTAAAAGATGGTCGTAGTTATTATACATTGATGCCAAATAGTCTAGAAAGTATGCGAGCTGTGTTACGTGAATCAGTTGGTAGTAGTAGCTTAGATCACATGCCTGCATGGATGACTTCTGTTCAACCCGGATCAGCGCCGGGTCTATTTACAGCTCCACTGGGGTTCATTAGTGCAGTGGCTTTAGCATATTGCAAACCAGGCCATGGTCGTGTGGTTATGGAACGCATAAAGCACATAAACTTTAATACCATTGAATTTGCGTTTGATAGGTATCAACTTGAAAACCAGCTGAGCGAATTTTATGATTTTGACAGCAACAGCTACATATTAGGTAGTAATATAGCTAGATTCGATGGTGGTACAACTATCCTTGACAGCAATAGTACTAAAGTACTTGAAAACATTGAGTACTATTATCCGCCCGAAATAGGAAATAAATATTTAAAATTCCCCAACTTGAATATATTTAAATGATAGATACCTCAGGCATCAATGTAAACTTTCCCGCAGCAGGACAAAATAACTCTAGCCAAGGGTTTAGAGATAATTTTAATGCTATAAAAACCAGCCTAGATATTGCCGGTCGTGCCTTGATGAGTGTTGATACTTTGAGTAAAAGTGCGGTGGTAAAGGATGCTGCATCTGCTACAACTGCATTAAATAACGACTTTAACTATCATCATTTGACTAGACCCTTACTACGTTCACATGCTGTAGTTTACGCAGACATAGGTTTTGGTGGCAATTTTATCAACATTGATTTTTATCGTGCTAACATACAAAAGTTTAGAATAAATTCAGATGTTCGGTTAAATTTTGCTAACTTTCCCGAAAACACTATTGTAGGATCGGTTAAAGTATGGTTTGAGAACACAGGTGGCCCACATAGATTGTTTTTACCTGATACAGTAAGTTTTAGTCCTACTAGTACGTTTTTTGCCAACCGTTCGATCAGCATGCCATATGACGGTGACTATTTGTTTGAGTTTACACGTATCGGCGAAGAAAACCGTATTTGGTGCGTAGACCATTCTGATCGCACCCCAGGCACAGCTACACATGAACATGCAGGCCTGGTTAAGATAGATGGCAATACCTTGAACATTGGTGCAGACGGACTTTTATCAGTTAAACCAGCTACACCAAGTGATCTCAGGTTAAAACATAATATTAGACCAATTGAGCAAAGCACAGACCTTGTACGCAGGTTGCGTGGCGTACGATTTAATTGGAATCATACCGAACAGGAAGATCTGGGCATGATTGCACAAGAACTAGAATCTGTGTTACCCGAACTGGTCTATACCGACGGTGATGGTTATAAACGTATCTATTATGATCGTCTGTCAGCCGTATTAGTTGAGGTAGTTAAAGATCTTGATGCTAGACTGGGCAAATTAGAACAAGCACAAGGTTGACTTCACTCAAGCAATTAGTTATACTAATTGCACAGGAGTGAATATGAAACAAGTAAACCTCAATTCGTACAGCGAATTTGTATCTGCTGTAACCAGTGAAGCCAGTAAAGATCTAACTACGTTTATGAATAGATTAGATGTACTAGACGGCAACTATGATTTTGCAAATAGCCAACATGGACCAGATGTAAACGTGCCCTTGATGTTGACCGGTGCTATGGGACTGTGCTCCGAATCTGGTGAACTTATGGAAATTGTTAAGAAGATGGCTTTTCAAGGTAAACCCTTGTCCGACGAAACTGTATTTCATATGAAACGTGAGCTAGGTGATATAATCTGGTATTGGGTAAATATGTGTCGTGCGTTGGATTTAGACCCAAATGATGTTATTGCGGAAAATGTAGATAAATTAAAATCACGTTACCCACATGGTCATTTTGATGTTTACCACAGCGAGAATCGAGCTCATGGAGATTTGTAATGTTTCATCCTCTTGCACAAGACCTATCCACATTAAGTAATGATGAGTTGTTGAAAAAATACAACGAGTTAAGTACTAAGTTTATCGCAGCACACCGGGTAGGTTCCGGTAGTGTTATTCAGCAGATGAGTTTATTATTAGATCATTACCGAGCTGAGATGCGTAATAGACAAGAAAAAATGATTGAAGAAGCACGTAAAAGCGGTGGCAATTTCAAGAATATTATTGACATTAAATGAACTATGATGATTTTGGCAGATGCTATGTTAGCAGTGACGACATAGTTAGACTTCTATACCTCAATCCCAACTTGGATTTTACACAATTATCTGTGCTAGATCCAGAACAGTTTAATGCCAGTGTAGATCAATTACATGCAGAGTTTCCTAAACTCCAACAGTATCAGTCTTTACAGATACCAATAGAACAGTTTGACCAAGAGCAGCAACAACAATGGTTTATGCCAGACCGGTATAAAGAATTGGACATCGCCAAGTACCTTCTAGACCAATGCAATACCCAGGTCGAGTTACAGCGTGTAGGTGAAGAACTATTGCTTTATCAAGAGCGAAATCTATTTCCTTTACTGTGTTATCTTAAATACTTGGTAGACACCTTGAGAGAACACAATATTGTTTGGGGAGTAGGACGTGGATCAAGTGTATCCAGTTATGTTCTATATTTGTTAGGTGTACACAAGATTGACAGTATCTATTATGATCTACCAATTGAAGAATTTTTAAAAGGATAGTATATGACAAAAATTTATAGAAGCGCATTGGGTCGTCCAATAGACATGGATCAACTGCGCCTAACCAACGAAGATGTCATTGCCGTAGGAAACATGAAAGTAAACGCAAGAGGTGACGAGTTAGGTTTTGGTGGCGAAGTTTTGCGTACCAGAAATGAAGTAATGGATGAACACTATAACATGCATGGTGCTCGTAGTCGAGCTAGTAACAATACTGTAGTGCCTGACGAAGCCGCTGTATTAGCTCGTGCCGCAGAACGTCCTTCAGATTTACGCGGAGCCTTAGCCAGTGCAATTATGAAACCAGCTAAACAACTAGATGATCAAAATGGTGAAGAGTAATGAGTCAAGTTTTAGTAACACGTATCAATAAATTAAGAGCTTTGCATGATTCGGTATTGGTGACCGAAATGAGCTTCGACGAGCGTAAGACTTCGGCAGGTATTGTGATACCCACCGACGACGGACGCAATTCGGGTATTCGTCCACGATGGGCACAGATTTATGCAGTAGGACCAGACCAGCAACATGTACAAGTCGGACAATGGGTTTTAGTAGCACACGGTCGTTGGACGCGAGGAATCAAAATTGACGATCACGGTCAAGAACGTGTAGTGCGGCGAGTTGACAACGATGACATTCTTTTGGTCACCGAAGAACGTCCGACGGACGAAACAATGAGTGACAAAGCGTGATTATTTCTGTATAATCACACAATAAACTTCAAGGAATCATATGTCGATCAAACAACTCTGGGTAGAGAGTTATAGACCTACCACCGTAGATGAATATGTGTTCACTGATTCTAGTGTGCGCGAGCTAGCGGAACATTGGATTAAAGAAGGCAGTATTCCCAATGTATTACTATACGGCCCAGCTGGTACAGGTAAAACTACACTAGCTAAAATCCTCATACGTGGAGTGGGAGTCGAAGACATTGACGTCATGTATGTGAACGGCAGTAAAGAAGGTAGAAAAATTGACTGGCTGCGAGAAAAGCTAGAAAGTTTCTGCGCTACCATGCCGTTTGGTAAGTTCAAGATTGTGCTGATTGATGAGGCCGACTATCTAAACAAAGATTCAGTTCAGCCAGCTATGCGTAACTTAATGGAAGACTATTCCGATAGTGTACGCTTTATAATGACCTGTAATTATCATCACAAAATTATTCCGCCATTAAAGAGTCGTTGCACAGAATTAGAAATTAGCAAGTCAGATGAAACCGAATTCACTGCTCGTGCTGCCACTGTGTTGATGAACGAAAATGTTGAGTTTGACCTAGAACTGTTGGATACATTTGTTAAGGCTACTTACCCGGACATGCGTAAATGTCTTAATCTATTGCAGTCAAACAGTATCACAGGACGGTTAGAACCAGCTAGAGTTGGGTCGAGTTCGACCGCAGATTTTAGAATAGAAGTAGTTGAGCTATTTAAACGACGCGAATACAGAAAGGCCAGAGAATTGATTTGTCGTAGTCTCGAGCCCGAAGAAATGGAAGATTTCTATCGTTGGAGTTATGATAATCTTGCTTTATGGAGTAGTACAGCAGAAGGTCAAGATGAAGCTATTTTAATCATACGTAGAGGTTTGGTAAATCACGTAAGTTGTGCCGATGCAGAAATCAATTTGAGTGCCACTATCACAGAACTAATTGGAATCAATCAATGAAAAATTTATACCTAGTAGCTTATTACTATCAACGTCCCAGTGGGCGCCATGTTCGCACCACTCGCCCAGACTGGCAGAAAGTAACCGGCGCCACCGCCTGGGATGAGCAAGTAGCTTTGACAAAAAATTTAAAAAACAAAGATTACACTACGGCCAAGGTAATATTGGATATGGTGAATAAACGTGTACTAAAAAATGACTGGGGTACTACCAAAGATTTCAGCGAAATGTTTTTGTACTTCCATAATGGATATCCACAGTATACCGCAGACATCATGCGTCAAATTGATCAAGAATTTTTGGCCAGTGTGCTTCCTGAGTTTAGGCAGGAGATTCCTACTAGTTCTGGTACAATCACTAGCTCATAAATATTTAGATGAATCCTGCCTTTGCCAAGCTATTAAAACAAAAGCGTAAACGTACAAGAGATCCTAACTTGCCTCCCCCACCTACCTTGTTAGGGCAAGTTAAGGAACTGCGTTTAACCAAGGAAGAACAAGATAGACTAGGCTTAGAATTGACACTGACTAAGATACGTTTAGATCAGCTAGAAGCACGTAATCGTAAATTAGAAAGCAGTTTAGAAACACTGCAAAATTGGATTAGAACCCGTAGCAGATAAAAGGATTTTAAATGCCCTGGACCACCGTAGATGTTGAGATCGATTTAGATGATTTCACCACAGAAGATCTGGTAGAAGAACTAAAACATCGTGACGCATATCAGAAAGGACTGCCCGAGGAGATCATAGAGCAGTTAGCACATATACATCATGCTAGATTGTGTGGGCAGCCTTGGGAAGACGACCTAGATCGCTTCCTCAAGGATACCTTAGGTCGGGCTATTTAATCTTCTCCGTATAGTTTCAGCACCTCCGCGACCACTGGGTGACGTTGTACATCGCGTCGCCCAAAATCCACACTAGCTATCATTGAACTGTTTGCAGCCTGCAATCGTTCAATAAAATCACGGAGACCGTTTTCGTTAGTAAATTTACGATCCATCTGATTAAGATCTCCGGTTACTACCAATCGACTACCTTCACCGAGTCGCGTCAACACCATTTTCATTTGGTTTACAGTGGCGTTTTGAGCTTCGTCAAAAATTATCCACGAATGTTTAAAATTGCGACCTCTCATATATGCTAGTGGAGCTATTTCTATAATTTGTTCGTCTAGCATATTGGCTATGTCTCGAGCCGAATAGTATTCTTGTATTACATCCATAATTGGACGAGTCCATGGCGCCATCTTGGCGTTTAGATCTCCGGGTAAAAATCCATGTTGCTCGTCATCGACACCTACTGCCGGTCTTGTTACAATGATTTTATTGATACGTCTTTCCTTGAATGCCTTAATAGCTGCCATTACAGCTAGCATGGTTTTACCGGTTCCGGCTGGTCCGGTAGCAAAAACTATGAGTCTTGATGAGTCTAATAATAAGTCAATGTATTCTTCCTGTTTAAGTGTTTTAGGGAGCAAAGTGACCTGACGGCTTTTTTGCTGTACATAATCATTGATTCCAATTACATTAGCCGTGTCAAATTGACCACGGCGGCTGGTTCGAGCCCGACGTTTTGCTGACAAATTAGTATCTCCTAAGTTAAGTGTCATTTTGATTATGGTATATGTATTCATTGCGAACACAATCATATTTAAAACCCTGACACAACCATTTTTACTAGTACTTTAAACACAAAAAATAGGCATAAGTATTTGGCTACCGGTTGAATATATCTAGTAAGATCCTAATTTATAAATATTCATAAATACTTTAAAGAGTTCTACTTATGGTTGCCAACGTACGAGATATCATTGATAATACTAAAAATATCTACATGACAGACAGTGCTCTGGAAAGTCTCATGGACTTTGAGCGTGTTTTAGATGAGTTAGATACCTACGTATTTAAAAATTGGATTAAAGGTGAGTTAGTAGAAGGTCCTATTTTTGAAAAATACTTTATAACTTGTACGTTTATGTGGCCACACAAACTTATGCCAGATCCACGTGGAGCAGAACGTCTATTAGACTATAATTGTAAAGTACGTTTTAGAAAAACCGAGTTTCATTATCCCGCCACTGTAAAGGATCAAAACGATTTCAGGCCTGGTACACACATGCCTAAAATGGTAAGTAAACCAGTCTGGTTAGTAGAAATTGTTATGCCCAAGCAGTTGATGAAAGACATTCATAGAGGCAGTCTGGAGCTTGAGGCAGAAAACGTTGACCTAGAAGATCTAGATCGAAGTTACGAAGTCGGTCTTGACGACGACGTTTATAAAGATGACGAAGATGAGTCACCACAACAACAAATCGCAGCACAGCAACCTGCCCCAGCGCCAGCTATTTGAAGGCCTCGAAGCAGGTGATCTTGCCAGACTGGTCAGCAGTGAAATCACTGTGGACGAGTACAAAAGCAAGATAGGCAAGGACGAGGAAATTATTGTATTGGCTCTGAAGGTACAGGGAAAAAGTCCTGCCCTTGACCTAGTTAGTTTCATTGAAAAAAGTTATGATTGGGTATTGGATGCAGACGCCAGTTCGGGTGAATTGGATGATGGCACCTATTTGGTATTTGTAGAAATTGACAGAGAAGATGCTGCCGCTGACTACATGGTGCAGCTAATAGACGACATAGTCAACTTGGTTGACATACCCAAGGAAGAGTGGCAATTTAGCAGTAGTAAACCAGAAGGACAAGTCGGCGCTGATGCCGAAGCACTGCGTGGGATGATTCCTATGACAGTAGCAGATTATCAACAAGTGCATCGTAAGCACAATGAAACCATTGATCAACTCAAGAATGCTGCTGGCATACGTGTAGAAACTCGCGCACCTAAAAATGATTTTACTGAAAGTTTAAGAATAGCCGCCGGCATTCGTTAAACTCTACGGAGGTGTTCGATTATGGATCAGCTGTTATTTTTGTTTGCGTTTTTCCCAGACATGATGTGGCACATCTTGTTTTTGGTTTCTGGGTTACTAACGTTTCTATGTGTAGGGTTTAACTTTGTTCCTTACAGATTACCCATTGGCGCACTAGCCGGTATAATTTTTGTCATGAGCACTTGGATGGAAGGAGTGATATCCAATGAAGCCAAATGGCAAGCTGAAATAGATGCTATGCGAATAGCACTGTCCGAAGCTGAAAAGAAAGCTACACAAAAAAATGTAGAAATCCAGGAAAAGATTGTGTACAAGGATAAAATTATCAAAGAAAAAGGCGCTGCACAAATACAATACATAGATCGTATTGTACAAGGTGATACTATCAAGGAAACCATAGTAAAAGATATGAGTCCTGAACAGCGTGCCGAATTTGAAAAGAAACTAACTGAACTACAGACTTCAATTAAAAATTGTCCTGTGCCTAAGATAGTGGTAGAAGAACATAACAAAGCGGCCATTAAGGCGATCAATGATGCAGCTAAAGGGGACAAGAAATGAGATACATTTTAATCGCTCTATTAGCTTTGACCATTGCAGGTTGTGGATTTAGCAAACCCGTATTAGTTATGCCCGAGTTTCCAAAACCGGTCAAAGAACTCACAGAAAAATGTAATGAATTAAAATTGATTGAAGGCGATGCTGTGGCTATAACAGAAATGCTAAAAACAATTGTGCATAATTATACCTTATATCATCAATGCAGTCTAAAGGTTGACGGGTGGAATGATTGGTATGTAGAACAGAAAAAAATCTACGATGAAGCAAAATCTAAGGGCAAACAATGAGTGAGTTTATTTTAAGCAAAGAACAGTTAGCGCAACTTATTCCGGGTAATCCATATGTGGACTACTGGCATTCGGCCCTGGAACGCTGCTTGCCAGACTACGATATCAATACACCACAACGAGTAGCCGCATTTATGGCACAGTGTGGGCATGAGTCAGGTAACTTTAAGTTTCTAAAAGAAAACCTAAAATATCGTGCTGCTAGCCTAACCAAGGTATGGCCTAAATACTTTCCCAACATGGACATAGCTAATCAATATGCTGGCAACGAAGAAAAGATTGCTAATCGTGCTTATGCTAATCGTATGGGCAATGGTCCAGAAGAATCGGGCGATGGCTGGAGATTTTGTGGCCGCGGCCTAATACAACTCACTGGACGCAATAACTATCAAAACTTTGCTGATAGTATCGAAACAGATATCAATGATATTCCACACTACCTTGCTACATTTGAAGGTGCAGTACAATCAGCTTGCTGGTTTTGGGAAACTAATAATCTAAACAAATGGGCCGATACCGGCGACATGTTGACTCTAACTAAGCGTATCAACGGTGGTACATTGGGTCTAGATGATCGTATTAAACACTATCAACATGCTTTGCATATACTAGGAGTTTAACATGGGTTTATTTTCTAAAAAGAAAGGAACAGTAAAAGTGGCCGAAGAGGAAAAGAAAGAAGATTCAGCTGAACCAAAAAGTGCCGAAAAGAAGCAAGAAGATTGGATGAATTCTAAATGGCGTCCAGCTATGGGGTGGATGTACATGATGGTCTGTGTATTTGACTTTATTGTATTTCCTATAATGTTCACCATCGTACAGTTTTGGGAAACAGAAGCTGCCAATGATGCATTTCGTCAATGGCAACCACTCACATTGGCAGGTGCAGGTCTTTTCCATATGGCCATGGGTGCTGTACTAGGATTGAGTGCGTGGGGTCGTACACAAGAAAAATTAAATGGCGCCAACAATGGCGGAATGCAACCAGTTAGCCAAAGCGTAACTACTACATTTGGTGCACCCGGGGCAGGCGGATTAGGAAGTTCAGTAGGAAATTTCGGTAATGCCCCGGCGGGTAATTTTGGTGCCAGCGCCGGCGGCTTTGGGGCACCATCCCAGGGCGGATTTGGACAAGTGGTAACTGGATTTGGTGGTAAGCCGGCCCCAGTGGAACCACCAAGAGAATGGATTTAAGGAGTGATTATGAAATTAGTTAAAGCATTTTTAGTAGTTTTATTCGGTGCGCTGCTGGTTACAAACCTGAATGCCTGTAGCAAAGAACCAAAAGCTGGTGATGCAGGTAAAGCTGCAAAGGCGGCCAGCAGCGGAACGGCTGCACCTGCCGCGGAGCCTGTCAAGCCTGTTGAGCCAGCCAAGGTTTCTGAACCTGCTAAAGCGGCCGAAAAGAAAGATGAAGGTGCTGATCGTGCCGGTAAGGGCGAAATGAAAGAAGTCTGTCATGATAAAATTGGCAAAGATGGTAAGCCTGTGTTAGACAAAGAAGGCAAGCCATTGCGTGATTGTAAAATGATTCGAGTTCGTCAAAAATTAGAAGCACACGAGATTCCACCAGCTAAGAAATAATCGAGTTTGACTTTCAATCAAAAGGTATAGTATAATTCATACTGTACCTTTTTCCTTTTGCTATATACATATATGAAGGACTATTACAACATACTAGGAGTAGATGCTTCGGCATCCGAGGACCAAATTAGGCAAGCCTATAAACGGTTAGCTATGCAGCATCATCCAGATCGCGGCGGCGATGCTGCACGATTTCAAGAAGTACAAGAAGCTTATTCAACGTTGACTGATGCTGGTAAACGTGCACAATGGGAACAGCAACGAGCGTTTACTGATCAAGCTGGTAATTTTAGTTTCCAATTTAATTTTGGGCCAGACGTAAACGATATCTTTAGAGGCTTCGCCCAACCATTTGGACATTTTAGACAACAGCCGAAAAACCGTGATCTAAGAACACAAATTATTTTAGATTTGGCCAGTACATTAGAACCGCAAACCAAGCATATCAACATACGTAACCAAGATGGAACTACTAATACTGTACAAATCAATATTCCACGCGGCGTTCAAAGTAATATGCAGATGCGATTTCCTGGTTATGGAGATCATTCAAACAAATCTATACCGCCCGGTGATCTATATGTTGATTTTAAAATCAATCCTGCGCCAGGATTCACTCAAAACAATACTAATTTACATAAAAAATGTATGATAAACTGTATTGATGCTATGCTAGGACATAGTGTAAATGTAACTGGGCTAGATGGTAAGGCCTTTGATCTTAATATACCACGTGGAACACAACCTGGTACACAATTCAGAATCCCCAATAATGGACTTTGGGACATCAATCATCCTGTTAGAGGAGATCTTTTCATTGAAATAGCTGTAGAAATACCGTATGTGATTAGTCAAGAGCAATTCCAGCGTCTCAATTCTTTAGTGAGTTAAAAATTTTATGAGCGGCTCCATGCGACCCAACAGTGACATTGAAGAAATTATTATTCGAGCAGGTGAATCAGCAAGATATCATAAACATGAATACGTTACCTTAGAACACCTGGCACTTAGTATATTCCAACAAAAGCATTTTCAGGAATTATTAGTTAAAAACAAATTCGACATACATGGGTTATGTAGTGAATTGGATACTTATATTCGTCAGCAAAATCATCTATGTAAAGATGAATCGGTTACACCAAGAAAAACACAAAGCATCGAACGTGTTTTCAATCGTGCAGTGACCCAGTGCTTATTTAACGGTCAAAATCAAATCAAAGTGGTAGACCTATTGTTAAGTATCAGCGCAGAAGTCAATAGTCATGCTTACTACTTTATGAATCGTTACGGTCTTGACCGACAAACCATTATAAACATTTATAAAAGAGTATTAGCAGAGTCTGAAGAAGGAACTAGTACACCCAATAGCAAATCGAAGGCCGATGAAATTCTCCGAGAACACTGTGTAAACCTTAATGAACTTGCAAGAGAAGATCGTATTGATCCTATAATAGGACGTGAATCGGAGCTACTAGAAATAACTCAGGTCATGGCCAAACGCAATAAAGCTAATGTATTACTAGTAGGTGATCCTGGTGTTGGTAAAACCATGCTAGCCGAAGGCCTGGCACGTAATATTGTTCACGGCGAGGTCCCTGACTATCTTAAAGATTATACTGTATACAATGTAGATATTGGGAGTCTATTAGCTGGTAGCAAATATAGAGGTGACTTTGAAGAAAAGTTAAAGAATATCATTAAGGCAATGGAGTTAAAAGAAAAGTGCATTATGTTTGTGGACGAAGCACATCAAATGCGCGGTGCAGGTAGCAGCAGCAGCGGTGGTACTGTGGATTTTAGTAATATGTTAAAGCCAGCATTGACTAAAGGTCGTATCAAGGTAATTGCTAGCACTACTTGGGAAGAGTATACACAGAGCTTTGAAAAAGATCGTGCACTAATGCGTAGATTTTATAGACTAAGTGTAGATGAGCCCACACAAGACATGAGCAAAGAAATACTACGTGGTATAAAACGTCAATTTGAAAAGTTCCATAATATGACTATCAGTGATGATGCCATTGATATTGCGGTAGACTACAGTGTACGCTACCAACCGGAACGTAAATTACCCGACAAGGCCATTGATTTAATTGACACAGCAGCAGCAAAACAACGTATCAAGCCAGACCACGACAGTAATTTCATACTGCAACGAGGCCACATAATTGAAAGTCTTAGTAAGGCTACTAAGATTCCTGTTGACCAATTTGGTCATGAATCCAACTCTGATTCATTGACAGACATGGAAACCAAGATCAAGCGTCATCTTTATGGTCAAACACAAGCAGTAGAGTCAGTACTTGAAAAAATCTATGTAGCTAAAGCGGGAATGAAACCATTGAATAAACCAATGGGTAGTTTTTTATTCTTGGGACCAACCGGAACAGGCAAAACTGAACTAGCTAAGTTGTTATCGTCAAGTCTAAACATGAAATTGCTACGATACGACATGAGCGAGTATCAGGAAAAGCACAGTGTAGCAAGATTGATCGGAGCTCCTCCCGGGTACGTAGGTTATGATGATGCGAACCTAGGCGGAGGACTCTTAGTAAGCCAAATTGAAAAAAATCCTAACAGTGTGGTATTATTTGATGAAATTGAAAAAGCACACCCAGATGTTAGTAATGTATTGTTGGCTTTTATGGATGAAGGATTTATTACTAGCAGCAACGGCAAGAGAGCCGATGCTAGAAATTGCATCTTAATCTTAACCAGTAACCTGGGCGCCGCCGATAATGAACGCAACACCATTGGATTCGCGACTGATCTACAGCGTACCGGAGAGGATGATTCAGCTGTAAAAGAATTCTTTAAGCCAGAGTTTCGTAATAGACTAGATGCAATTTGCAAATTTAAGCATCTAGATAAGTCTAGCATGAGCAAGATTGTGGTTAAATTTATTCAAGAGATAAATGATTTACTTCATGACAGGCAAATCAAATTACAGTTGTCTGAATCTGCTATAGATCTTTTAATCGAACGAGGGTTTGATCGTAAGATGGGAGCAAGGCCCTTGGCTAGAACTATCAACGAACTTATTAAGGTTCCGTTAAGCAAGAAGATACTGTTTGAAAATATGGTTACAAATTGTATCCTTAGAGTAGATCGGCAAGATTCAGAATTGACATTCACAGTAATCGAGCTTAATATATATCCAGCTATCGAAAATAGCTCATCAAAGGTAGACGAGAATGGATTTATCACGGTGGTATAGTAACTTCATTGACTTACGGGTTAAACAAACTCCAAGTTTATACTATAATAAGTTTAAACATAAGTTAGTTTACAATGTTGAGTTCAGAGTGCGCTATGATAAAAGTTATGATTTCACTAGCATCACCGGCGGTAGCAACTTGATAGAGCAGCGAATAGAAAAAGCTAAAGTTTTTGCTGACCTCTATGAAAATAGAAGCAGCGATTGTCGTATGAGACTAGAGAACTATTCACTTAGTATATTTCATGATGATATAGACTATTTGTATAACCTTGCTACAGAGCATCTAGGAGCATACAAATCATCTTTGAGTGTGTTATACACTAGTTTAACTAGTACCAGTCAGCAAGCTATAGAGGTTGGGAATTTCATAATGAAAACTGATATTGGTTACCAATATAGGGCTAATCTCAGGTCCGGCTTATACAATCGTCAAGACAATATAGCTTGTGCTAATTATCTAGTTGGTCTAGGTGATGAAGTACGTGCATCAAAGAATTTATTGCATGAGCTGCGTAACTATAAATATATTCAAAGTAGATATTTCTACTTGAAGGATCCTGCTGTAGCCAGTATGATCATGTTGATTCAGCCTAAACTTATCAAATCGGTTCAAAAAATAGTAGTACAATAATTTTCAAGAAAGCATATGGAAAACGATCAAACATCACAATCAAACGCAGCCCCCCAAGTAGACGTTTCATTACCGGGCAAAACCGCCACAGATGTTGTTGCTAAAATATCTGAGCTAATGAAACAACGTAGTACCGATAGTTCCAAACCGCAGTCAACAGGTACGCCTTATGATTTTAGCAAAATTCACTTGCATATCGGCATTCCTTGCTATGGTGGGATGATGAGTGAACCCACTGTTACCAGTTTGTTGAAATTTGTACTAATGGCTTCTAGAGTAGGGTTAAACTGGAGCCTCGATACCATGGTAAATGAATCCTTAATTACTCGTGGTCGCAATAACCTAATGGCTAAAATGATGAGTAACCTAAACGCTACTCATTTTATGTTTATTGATGCTGACATTAGGTTTGAGCCAGAGTCGGTTTTTCAAATGCTGGTATACGAAAAAGACGTAATTGGTGGTCTTTACCCTAAGAAAGCTATACCAACTAACTATGTAATCAACCTATTGCCACAAACCAAGATACATGGTGATGTATTTACTGTAGACACCATGGGTACAGGCTTCTTAATTTTCAAACGTGAGGTATATCAGAAGTTATGTGATGCACACAAAGACAGCAAGTATGTAGATGATGTTGGACTAGGCAAACAGTATGAGCCTTATATGTATGCTATTTTTGATACTGCTATCGATGAACGTGGGCATTATCTCAGCGAGGACTGGTTATTTTGCCGTCGCTGGCAAGAATTAGGTGGAGAAATCTGGGCACACAGTAAAGTACTGCTTAATCACTGTGGGCACTACGAGTATAAAGGAAACTTGGACCAGATGCCGGACTTTACCAAAAAGCAAAAAGTTGCTTAAATGCAATAAACAAGAAAGGCTGCTTAGGCAGCCTTTTTTTATGGCTCCATAAATACATAACTATGCGCTTATTTGAAATGTTTGAGGCTGAGCAACGAGCACCTTTGGTAATATACCCAGGCAGGTTCCAGCCTTTTCATAAAGGACATCGTGCTGTATACGATTATCTAGTTAAAAAGTTTGGTAGAGATAATGTTTTTATAGCCACTAGTAACAAAGTAGATCCACCTAGAAGTCCATTCAATTTTGCTCAAAAGACAGCCTTTATGCGTTT